GTTCGGGAATTCTCTTTGTATTCGACCTTTAGATGTTTTATGATTAACTCCTTTAGAAAGCCAAGTGCCTTCTCTTCTAGAAAATCGCTTATCAAATTCTTCAAATGTCGAACAGGTTCTAACTTCTACTTTTTTATATTTTTTAATTATGGCGTTAGGAATTTGATTTTCAACTTCTCCGCTTGTGCTTGTTAGTAAAAATTCCATCACTCCACCTCCTCGAAATAAAACCTTCCGTCGAATGGTTCGATTTTGATAATTCCATAATCTAACCCAAGTCTTGCTATAAATGGCTTGCTGATTCTTTCGTGCAAGGTAGACATCTGCTCCCTGAATTCATCTAAAAGAAGAGTAGATTTGTAGAAATTACATTGATAGCATGCTGGCATATAATTTTCAAAACTATCTTCTCCGCCTCGATAATGAGGATGCAAATGATCCACTCTCAAAGTTTTCAAATCCAAAATCTTGCCACAATAAGCACAGTGACCACCGTATTTATCCAAAACTTTTTGTCTCATGACTTTAGATATGCTTTTTCGTTTCAATCTGTGACCTCCTGTGTTCTAGCTATACCAGCGATGCTGTCTTTATAAAAAGTAGCTTCTTTTCTTTCTTGGGATGAGACCCCAAAATAAGAAAAGCAAATGTTCTCAGTGTCTGGTTTATAATCTTTAACATCTTTAAAATATGCTGTGTTACCATTCTTAAAATAAATTACAACATTCATCTTCCTGCTCCTTTAACTCACCTTATGACTTTCTAAGTCTCCAAACTCTTGACCATAATTTACAAAGTACGAACCAATCAGAATCGCATCAGCCTCGTCATCTTTGACGTTCAGGTTGAACGTTTCGGACACCTTAGCAACGGCCTGCAGCTTCATCGACTTCTTGCTTCGGTCTTTATAGCTGAATTTCCAGTACTTGCGCCAGGTAGAAACATTCACGAAATACACATTGTCAGCAATCAACCGTCCAATGATGATGCCTGTCACAATTCCAATACTGATCATGGACTGCTGATTTGGCCCCATGACCGAGTTCTTCTCGACCACAATCGATTCAAAATGACAGTCGTACTTTTGGAGCGCCCTTGATTGAATGGCTCGCAATTCGCTAGCCATGAAGCGTCCACGTTCAAAGAACGACTTACTTTTATGTTTTAAGACACCACTCTGGACAAGGTCAGAGCCGTGAAATACGGCCCATCCTGTCGCAGTAGTTGAAATGTCTAACGATAATGTCAGAGATTTCATTGCAGTTCTCCCTTGATACCGCAAAGATCAAAGAGATTCCGCTTGTTGTTTTCTATGAACTCAAAGAACTTCTGAAGCTCGGCCAAGTGACGTTTTTCTCTCTTGACTCCAAGGCTTGTATGATACTCTGTCGGCGTTTTCGGTGTTACCCTGATGTCTAGCCAATAGAGAGGCTCGGAAACAACCCCCCCCCGTTTAAGAGAGGGGAGTGTCGCGGTGTTTCTGAAATGCATCTGCATATCATATTCAATTTTGTTTGTAATCGTGATGTTCTTATCTACGATTTCTAGTGTGATACTTGTTCCTGGGATGTCGATTTTATTTAGCATTTATTTTTCTCCTTTATGCGTGTTTTGTATTTTTGTTGATTTCTACCAGCCATTGTTCTGCAGCTTGCCGGATATTCTCCGGAGCCGATAAATTGTGCTTGCCTCTGATTTGGATAATCCGTCCTGATTGGTATTCCATAGTGAAAAACGGCTTGTCTGGTTCATCTTTTGATCTAACGAATATGATTGTTGTTTTGCCGTTTGCATGATCTTGAGTATATCTAGCACTTCCAACACAATGAGATAGCGCCTTTCCTTCCAAAATCAATTCTCCCGAATTATACGCTGGCTTAAAGAGATACTGGTCAATAACTTTCTCATACTTGACCAAAGTCTTTTGACGCTTCTCAAACTTGCGCTGTTCGATTTCGCTTTTATGTTGTATAAGTAGCTTAACCGCATTATCATGCGCTTTGACTAAATCCTTCGGCATGATGAGATTGTCGGTATCGATAGGGATATCAAGCTCGTTCAGCATGCTGATATAGTCTACATAGTAGTCAAAATTGACTTTATTTTTTAAGAACCAATTCTGGAACCTGTTCATTTTTGCTGCTTTCGGGATTTTGTTGATATCTTGATAAGTCAAGACTTTTTCAATTCCAGGAACAAGCTTTCCGCCTCGTGATTTGATTCGACGTTCTAGCTCATAATCTCTGAAGGACCTATCTGTATTTTTGAAAAATCGCTTATTTTCATGAAGCCATTTTTTTGTGATAACTCGGCAGTCAACCGCTTTTCTTGCATGCCATCCGTCATAATCAATAACATCATAAGCAAGATCTGTGGCCATTCTCCAGGCATTTATTTTCTGCAAAAACTCGATTTCGGAGCGGTATTTATACATGTGTGGCAAATGGTAATAGCGCATCCCTGAAGGGAATTCTAAATACTTCAATTCAGAAATATCTCGAATCTTATTCTCCCAATTATTCTCGAAAAATATTGTTCCTGAATATGCCCCTTGACCTGAAAAATTGGGAGTCAGGCCAGGAGCGTAGACTCCACATCTCTCAGTTAATTGTATAACCTGGTTTTCGCTCATCTGTTCAAAGTTTGTCAGTTGCATCCTGATAGATTGCTTGCCGTTTATATATTGTGACCAGAAGCCGTAAGATTGAATTTCAATCCGTTTGCTAGTCACGAGAACAATTGCAAAACTGTGAAATTTATCATAAAAATCCAACCTGCTCGACTTTGTCAGCCGTTTTTCGATGACCATACAACCCGTCCGGTCGCTCTGAATTGTTTGAGATTTGTTAGACCATTTGATGGTCGGAATCTGCGAATAGCACCAGTCAAAGAATTTTTGGGGCGGTTTCAAACGTCCATCAATAATTTTTTGATTTTTTGTCATGCTAATTCTCCGAATAAATCGAGCTGACCGTCAATAACATTTTTCTGTTTTTTGACTTTTTTAGATTTTGGTTTTTCAGGTTGTTGGCCGACTACTACAGTCGCATGGATAGCCTCGACCTTTTTAGTTTTGCCAGTAAAATACTTATAGACCCAGCCAAATACAGTAGAGTCGTCTACCATCGCACAAGTTCCTGACTTAAAGTTCTTAGCTTGGCTAGCGCAATAGTTCAAGGCTTCTTTGATAGATTTCTTGTTGGCCAAAACTCCTTCAAAGAGTTTCTCGTCTTCTTGATCACAAATCCAATTGTGGATAGCGTCCTCAGCTGGTCCATGGTCCTTCTTCATCTCCTCTAGCAACTTGGCCAGGGCTTTTTCTTTGATTTCATTCATGTTATTTCAAAAAAATGCGACTGCCTTTGTGATAATTGGCTAAATACGGGCAGTCGCTCGTCCAAGGTCACATGACCTTCATTGACGTTTTCTAGTTCGCAGTTTTACAAGAATACACGGCTTGTTTAATTTTGAGTTGTTTCCATTTTGGAAATAGTTGGTTTTGGGTTATTTTTTCCCTCTTAAAATGGCAACAATTCAATTATGATAGAATCTTCCTCAACTACTTTGACTTTATCAACATACGCATCCTGTAACTCTTCTTCTGTGTGATACATTGTTCTGTTTTCAACACTTTCATTCCAACGAATAAATTGAGGTTTGAGACCAGGCCATCCAGACCTGCCAAATAACGCAATACATTCTTCTTTATTTTGATGTATAGCAAATGTAATGCCATGTGGACAACCTGTGTCGTGAGTTTCTAGTATGTCTTTTACTTGTTTACTCATCAAATCACCTCCACACGCTGGCTCAAAGCTTTTGTTTTGCAGTATTCACAATGGCCGCATGGCTTTGCTTTCTCCTCGCCTTTTTTAACCTTGTCAAGGCGCTGGATGATCATAGACAACTCTGTCAGCTCATAGCCAAGCTTTTCCTGAGTCTGAAAAACGATGGCTCTTGTGTCGGGAGTCGGCTCTTTTGTCACTGCATATATAATAGGGGTGAACTCTTTGCCGTACTTCTCTTCTAGCATCTTCTTGTAAGCCGCCATCTGAAGGACATACCCCCAAGCTTCGAACCAGCGGACCTGAATATTTCGTCCGCTTGCTTCGTCCTGAATCCAGACCATGCTATCAATGTCAGATTTCGTGGTCTTAATATCCACGAAATACCCTTTTTCAACATTGAGACAGTCAATCTTGCCTTTGAATTCCACGCCTTCGATTTTGCCTGTTACAGCAACCTCTTTCTGGCCGACATAGTAGTCCATGAACTGCTTATCAGCTTCCAGTCTCTCAATCATGCGCTGGCCGACCAAGAAGTCGGATTTCAACTGACCTTTGGTCTTTCCGGCTTTTGAAATCATGGCATCTGCGTTTTCATCCATAAATTTCTTATGTATTTCTGAACTTTCAAAATAGCTGTGGACCATGTTTCCGACCAATAGGGCTGTGTTGTCTCTTTGATCTTCCCATTCTCCTTCCAGCTCCGCTAATGCCCGTGCTTCGCACTCTCTAAATCGCTTATATTGCGAGATAGACCAGTAGCGACGTGCAGAAGCTGCTGAATAGTAGTCTTTACCAAGTAAATCCATTGTCATTCCATTTCCACCCTTTCAGCCTTGCTTGCCATTTCAGGCATTACTCGGACAATAATCCCTAACTCTTGAGAAATAGCCTTGAATTGCTCTTTGACTTGACGCATATTTTTTTCAGGGAAAATAATTTCCATATTTTGGTATCGATAACCATATTTTTTAGCCACATCATCAGAAGCCATATTTTGCGATTTTTGGCCTGTTCCTTGTTCGCGGGCGCTATTGCCCTCTGAACTCGTTTCAGGCTCAAATTCTGGCTGATTTTGGGTGTAGGATTGATTCTGAGTGTTTCGTTCTGCTTCCGCTTGAGCTTGTCTCATTTCAGCTGCATCTGCGTGCAGGACATTGATAACATCCAAAACGGACTTGCCTTCCTTGAGCATGTCAGCGTATTTTTGAGGAGCTAGATCATTATCCTCTGCAATGGCTGTCATTTCCTCGATACGCTTTTTAAGCTCTTCCTCCGCCTTGGCTTTATCAGCTAGGTCTTTATCGTCTAAAATGGCCTGCAGGATATCCTCCAGCTTGGCGCCCCCTTCATAAAGTCGGATATAGACAACTGGGCCAAAGCCGGCCTTGGCAGCTGCTTCTGTTATCTGGATAAGTCCGGCCTCGCGTTGCTGTTTTTTGGTTGCTTCTTCTGCTACCAAATCAACAATCATCTTAGAGGTCGCTTGATTGATCCGCACATTATCAGCCATGAAGCACTTTTTCTTGCTAAAATCGTCAAAGTAAATAGCAAACAGCTTGATATCGAGATCAACTCCGCTATCTGCAATTGCAGATTCAAAAGCTTCTCTGACTGTTTCCTTGCGAGCTTCTGTCGCTCTCTCTTCAAATTCTTTAATCTGATTTTTGATGTCAGACTGCAAAGTTTTGATAGGGTCTAGTACAGCATTAACCCACGCTTTCACTTCGTCCAACGGATTAGAGTAATCTTTTAGTTGGTTTTTGAGTTCTTGCTCAATCTGACGTTGCACTCGTCCCAATTCGTCTTTAACCTTGGTGTCATCTGACAAAGTTTCTTCTGTCACGATATAGCCAGCGTATTTCTTTTGATATGCTGCTAAAGCTTGTTCCAAAATCTCTTTTCCTTGGATTTCGATTTCAGCCGCTTTCAGGACAAATCCGACTTCTAAATCCGTCACTGGAACGAGTTCTAGGCTATCTGTTACATCTTTCAATTCTTCAGTCATTCTAGAAATCCTCCCCTTCTAGCATGTCCATTTGGCCGGTTTCTGGCTCTTGGTCGATTACTTCGCCCGTTTCTTGGTCAAAATCTGGGATCTCATCTGCTGGGTATTTTGTATCTGTGGTTGTCAACTCCTGGTTGATAACCTCTTTTTTTGGTTTTTCAGTCACTTCTTCAGAAGCTCCAAGAATGCCGTCCAATGTTTCAGCAACTGGTTCTTGAGTGACGTCTTTGATTTCGTTCTTGTTTGAAATTGTACTGTCTGCGTTGTCTGCCACAATCGCATCCTGCAATTCGGTAGAAAGCGGGGCATAGGTTGAAAGCATATGCTTCAATACTGTTTTACGAGCCATAGCATCAAAATCAGACTGCCATGGGCTATACTTGCTAGAGAATGATTGACTGTACTTCTTACCGTGAGCTTGGACTCGTTCCTTGGTCCAAAAGACAGTCTTTTCAAAACCGTTGGCCAATCGCATGAATGCAAAGTAACCAACGACTTTTTCTTTCTCTTTTGGAATAGCAGTCATGTCCACTTCAAGATCTTCAGTAAGTGGGTTAAACCCTTTATATTGGCTTTCATAGACCTCTCCAGCATTTAAACGTGTAACTTGTCCGCTTCGTTGTGCAAGCTGGATCAACCCTTTATATCCAACTTGGAACTGCGCCTGGTTCTTGTAAGGTACGATATACGCATAACCGAGACTCGGCTCGATTGGTAGGTTTAGGACTGCAGCCTTCATAGCAGCGGTCATGATGCTTTCATTTGTAGCCTTAGCAAGTAGGTTATTATTTGTTACGATGCTAAGTAGACTGGCCACAAATTGCTGACCATTCCCATTTACCACTTCTGAGAACTTCTGTTTTACTGCTGGTGAGTTAAAAAATTGTTTGTGTGTTAGTTCGTTTGTCATTTTGTCTTTCTCCTTAGATTGTATATAGTTCTTCGCCTGTTTCGTCGTCACAAATTCCTAGACCACCTAGTGCTCTATAATTTTGTGCAACTTGGTTCCAGTAGCTCATGTTTTGAAAGTATGTTGACTCTGATATTTGTTCGTAACTCATTTCTTTCTTCCTTTCGTTTTCTTCAAATTCCAATTTTCACGCTTCAAGCGTCTGTTTTTGTTTTGCAATTTCAAAATTATGTCTTGTTGTTCGTTGATGATTTTCCCAAGTTCTCGGCCAAGATGGATATAGTCAGACCGCCAATTGTCGATTTCTGCGTGTAATTCTTCAATCATACTTCATCACCCACATATCGATACTGCCCACATCCAATATAGATGTACTCGCTCGGATCTAGTTCTTCTCGTTCTTCGGGTGGTTGCATCATATCCCTGTCATAGTTAAACATGAGCATACACCTTCCCAAGTTCCAAAACTCGCTTCACATATCTAGCTTTAGATGTCAAACCAAGATCCAGCAATTCGTTTTTTTCTTCATGATTGGCCAAAAGCCAAACACGGTTTTCAAGTTCAATTCTGGTCATCTTCCTGCTCCACCTCTTCAATTTTTACTTCGCTATTTAGACGTTTCATGGCTTCATCTACCGACTTGCCGTCCAGGACGTCCTTGAGCACGTGGCTTACATCGTGCATTGTTTGAGCCTTCGCCTTGCTTCTTTCAGTCTCTGGCATCAAGCCCATATCTTGTAGAGCTAGAAACGCAAGGCTGAAAGCGTGCATTTCTTTCTGCAGTTGTTTGATTTTTTTGATTGCTTTTAGTGCTTTAAACATATTGTTCTCCTTGTTCTTTTTCTTTGTAGATTGCCAATTCCTGCTTCAAATTGTAGTTTTCTTGCTCGAAAGCAAAGCGACGTTTGCGCTCTTCGAGAAGATCCTCGTTAAGCTCGACTGCTACCACTCTCCAGTCAAGACTCACTTCATTGATAAACCCTTCGAGTCTGAGTTTTAACTTAGTAAGTAATTTCATTACGCTACATCCTCCTCTTTATCGAGCATTTCATTTGCAATCCCGTTCCAGATATCATAGAAACGATGATTTGCTGGGATGATAATTTCTTCGTCTGGTTCTAACTTACGACCATAAGCATATACTGTTACTTCCATTTCTATTCCTTTCGTGGTATAATTTCCTTGAATAATTTTGTTGAGCGCCTGATTTCCGCAGGTGCTTTTTTGTTTATGTCTTGTAGACACTTCCATTTGTCGCATAATACGTCAGCTCGTTCATCTTATTAGTGAACCGCTCGTCTGTCGTAATCAGCAATCTCTCTTTAAGCAGGGTTGATAGTCTGTAAAATTGGTTTTCAAACCGTGCAATAACCTGCTTTCGTTCCTCAGTAGTCACTTGCTGACAAAGAGCGTCTTGAAGCTGTGTCTTTGCTGAACTTAAAGGCATTAGTCTTCATGTTTCCTTTCGTTATTCTATCTACGAGACTCTGCTCGTACAGTTCTTTGAGGTGCTTGCCCTCAAAATTAGTTGTGATAATCGTATTCGTCCTGTTTTCAAGAATTTGATACAGGACTTTTTGCATCCAATTATTGCCGTGTCGGATTTCATTTCCAACGCTCGACTCTTTGCCGAGGTCATCCAAAATCAAGAAATCAACGTTTTGCAGAAATTTCACGACTGAGCGCTGTTCCCATTTCGAGTCCTTGTATTGAAAAGCCTCTTGTATTCGAGAAAACAACTCCATGGTCGGCATATACACGACCGACTTGCGAGCTTGGAGCATTTGAAAGCTCTCGTTTAAGGTTTTAGCTATCCCTAAGGCCAGATGGCTCTTGCCAACTCCAGGCGGTCCAGAGATAATCGTATTCCCTTCGTAACGCTCTTTTACATAGTCAGCCGTTACACGCTTAGCGAAATTGACTGCTTCAGCATCCTGTTCTGTATGGATTTCAAAATTTCCAACTGTCGCATTTTTCAAATCATTTGGGATGATGCTCTCTTTCATAAATAGAGAGTAGGATCTCGTGTCTCTGATTTGAGCTTCCGCAATAGCTAACTGTTCGCTTGCGTTCTGGTCGATGGTCTCTTGAACACATTCAGGGCAATAGGTCAGCGTGTTACGAGTGCAAGGATTGACTGACCGCCACATATAGACCCCTTCATGTTTTGGGCATTGCTGTTTCAATGTCTCAATCTGCAAGGCTCTTTCTTGCAACTCTTTGCTCGATACTACTTGCATACGCACCCCCTAAAACCCAAGTCGTGGATCAAATCCATCATCCGACAATTTCAAGCGACCATTTGACTTACTACTCGACCGAGTGGGCTTTTGTCTGTTTTCGACTAACTCAGCCGTGACCAGCCCTTTCTGCTTCCAGTCTCTCAAGATACTCTCAAGATACTTGAAATAAGGCTTACCATTCCCAACGCATTCCTTGATAGCTAACTTGATAACCTCTTTCTTATGGTCTTTCAAGAATGCTTTCAAGTCCTCGATTTCAAATGGTGTCGGGTATCGTCCGAACTCTGAAAATATCCAATCGTGAACAATTCCCAAGTCATTTTCTGCGGGTGCGTCCTCTATATTATCTATATAGTTAGCACCAGCCCCATCTGGTTCACTCAGTCTTGATATATTAGTCTTGATATTATCAGTCTTGATTGACTGGACTTTTTCCAGTTCTTGACCTGTAATTTTTCCAGTTCCGGACTGGACTTTTTCCAGTTCTTGACCTGTAATTTTTCCAGTTCCGGAAATATAAAGACGATTAGGTTTGTTAACTCCTTGTTGAACTTCCTTCAGTAAGCCAAAATCTTGCAAATCTCTTTTTGCTTTGATTACAGTTTTTTCATCACAATTAAGTAAACTCATAAACTGTTTATTTGTGAAGTAAACAAATACGTCTCCGTTTTCATCGTGCCATTTATTTTGAATAGATAATGTCCGTCTATCAAAAATCAACATGTAGATTACTTTTGCTCTCAGGTTCAAACGTTTGTATTCTTCATCTAGCAACCATTGCGGAAATTGGTAAAAAGCATTGTTTTTGACTTCGCTTATTTTCAATCATTAGGTCTCCTTTCTATTTGTCGCATTTATGCGACTGTTTCGCTAAAAAAAATAGATAAAGCTTCGTCTTTTGAAAGACCGAGGGAAGAAACAATCAAGTTTACTTCTTGTATAGAGAAACTACCATTTTGTTTCATTTTTCTATAGAACGTACTCTTATCAATCCCAATATCTTTTGCCAAAGCCTCTTGAGTAGTATTGCGTTCGATAATTTTTCCTTTTAATTTCGATACATTTACCATTTCTGCTCCTTTCTATTTGTCGCATTTACGCGACTTGTTGTTTTAAGTATAACTAATAAAAGAGTAAATGTCAACAAGAAAATCGCATTTTTGAAACTTTTTATATTGCATTTTTGCGACTAATGTTGTAAAATTATTGTGTAATATATAATAAGAGGTAAAAAAATGAATGTCGGAGAAAGAATAAAACAACGTCGAAAAGCGTTGAAAATGTCTGCGGACGAGCTTGCAGAAAGTGTAGGTGTCTCTCGTTCTACTATTTTTAGGTACGAAAAAGGAGATATTGAAAAGGTTGGACCTGAAGTATTAAAGAAAATCGCTGACAAATTGAATGTATCACCTGGAGACTTGATGGGATGGGAAGACAATCAACAAGAATTGAAAATCCCAACCTCCCCGTTGGTTCACAAAATTACTGAAAAGGTTGTCAAACTATCAACTCCGAGAAAACAAAAGGTTCTTAACTACGCTAGCGAACAATTGAAAGAGCAAAATAATAAAGTAATCACAATTGAGGAAAAGCTTTTTGAATATCGTGTTTTTGAAAAATTGGCGGCTGGTAATGGTTACTCTTATTTTAACGACGGAAACTATGATACTGTTTTTTATAATAATTTTGCCTCTTGGGTTTTTGGTGACTCTATGGAACCTAAGTTCCAAAACGGAGAGGTTGTACTCATAAAAGAGACTGGTTTTGATTATGACGGAGCGTTTTATGCCATAGATTGGGATGGCCAAACGTACATCAAAAAAGTTTATCGTGAACCTGATGGATTGCGTTTAGTATCGCTTAATCCAAAATATAAAGATAGGTTTGCGCCTTACGACGAGGACCCTCGCATTATTGGAAAAATTGTTGGTAATTTCATGCCTGTCGAGAACTGATAAAACAAATTGATATTTTAAAGAAGGGTGACGTATGAGCTTTTTGACAAATTTACTAAATTCTTTTAAAAAACCAGTGAACATTCCTATTATAGATAATACAAAAGAGAATGATAACTCATTACAAATAGGAGATATCATCCTCTTATACTGGATTGAAAACAGTCTTCACGATGATTTCCCAGCATATTTTGAATATGATTATCACATCAATCCTCAACTGCATCGCAACAAACTGATTAGTATGGGGATGTTAGAGTTTCAAAAATCACAAAAAAGTTTATTTAAACTAAAAGTTATAGAATTAAAAGAAATCTTAAAAAACGAATCACTGCCAACGAGCGGTAAAAAAGATAAACTTGTCCAGAGAATTATGGATAACTTTGATATTTTAGAACCTAGAATACCACAAGCCCTCTGTCTAACAGAATTAGGCGAACAATTATTGCTAGAAAATCAAAATCTGATAAAAGCGCATCAGGATCAATATATTTCTACTGTAGAGTATAAAGATTATTCAATGAGATTCCCTGAAGATTCATACGATAATATTAAAATTAAAATCTTGAATGACCATATAGTAAAGAACATACGCGATCAACATTTTGGACTAGTAAGAATCAACAACCATGCATTAGGAGATTTATATCAAAAACAAAAAGAATATAAAATAGCTTTAAAATATTTTATTAAAACAATGCTATTTGATTGTTCCGGCCTCAAAAACAGCTACGAATACCTGCCAAATCCCATCTATACGCAGCCAATGTTGAGTAGCTTTATAATTACAGAGCTTCGGAATATTTCAGACAAGTGCGATTTAGACGACTATAATAACGCATTTGAAATTGCAAAGAAAGAAATAAAATCGCTGAGGAAGAAAATTTTTCTTACAGAAAAAGATTTTGATTTTATAAAGCACAATCTTTTAGTTGGAGATCTTGATATTATCGAGACTTATCTTCAAAAATACAGTAAATTCACTTATGACTACTACAACTAAAAAAGCCCCACGCTCTCTAAGTTTGGCGACTCTGAGCGTGAGGCATGCGACAGGAAAAGATTGTCATGGAAATAACCTCGCATGATATCTTTTCTTGTACCTATTTTATCAAAAAAGGGGTACAAATTCAATGAAAACAACGAATAAAGTGGCTATATACGTCAGGGTGTCTACTTCTTATCAAGCTGAAGAAGGTTACTCAATCGATGAACAGAAAGACAAACTGGAAGCCTACTGCAAAATCAAAGACTGGAAAATCTACGATACTTATATTGACGGCGGTTTCTCAGGCGCTAACACTCAAAGGCCTGAATTGGAACGTTTGATCTCGGACGTGAAGCGCAAGAAAATTGACATCGTACTAGTCTATAAGCTGGACCGTCTTAGCCGTAGCCAGAAAGACACTTTATTCCTGATTGAAGATGTATTTACTAAGAATGATGTGTCATTCATCAGCTTGCAAGAAAACTTCGACACTTCCACTCCTTTTGGCAAGGCTTCAATCGGTATGCTTTCAGTATTCGCTCAGCTGGAGCGTGAGCAAATCAAAGAAAGGATGATGCTAGGAAAAGAGGGACGGGCAAAGAATGGGAAATCCATGTCTTGGACCACTATTCCATTCGGCTACGACTACTCAAAAGAAACTGGCATCTTATCGGTCAATCCAACCCAAGCACTCATTGTCAATCGTATTTTCACGGAATACTTAAACGGTAAATCAGTGGTCAAAATTATCAGAGATTTAAACGCTGAAGGTCACGTTGGAAGAAAAAGGCCCTGGGGCGAAACAATTACGAAGTACTTATTGAAAAATGAAACGTATCTTGGCAAATCAAAATACAAAGGTAAAGTATATGAGGGACAACATGAAGCTATAATTAGTCAAGAGTTGTTCGACTTAGTGCAACTAGAAGTCGAAAGAAGGCAGATTTCAGCCTATGAAAAATATAATAATCCAAGACCGTTCAGAGCAAAGTATATGCTTTCTGGCTTGATGAAATGCGGATATTGTGGTGCGTCGCTTGGTCTGAGATGTACAAGAAAAGACAAGAATGGAATCTCTCATCATAAATACCAATGCAGAAATCGACACAGCAAAGATTTAGAAAAAAGATGCGAATCAGGGTGGTATTCTAAAGAGGGACTTGAAAGGGATGTAATCAAGGAACTTGAAAGAATTAAATTTGATCCAAAATATAAAAACGAGACACTCGCCAAGAAAGAAGAGACTATCAAGGTCGAGGAGATAAAGAAACAACTCGAACGGATAAATAATCAAGTCTCAAAATTAACAGAGTTGTACTTAGACGAAGTCATCACACGAAAAGAGCTAGATGAGAAAAACGCTAAAATTAAGATGGAAAGACAGTTCCTAGAAGAGCAGCTAGAAAATCAAAAATCGAATGTTCTGAGCATCCGAAAGAGAAAGCTAACACGTCTACTAAAGGACTTTGATGTTGAAAAATTAAGCTACGAAGATGCTTCGAAAATTGTCAAGAATATCATAAAAGAAATTATTGTTACAAAAGATGGTATGTCAATAACGCTAGATTTTTAA